AGAATTTTATACCTTGTGTTAAGGAGTGAGAATGAGAGCCACTACCTCCTGTTGACTGCGTTTGAACTGTAACAAAATTTGAAACAGGGCGACCTGATGATGCCCCTGCAGCGCCTGATGTAGTTGTTTCAGGGTATCCGTGCGTATGTGCTGGAATATCTGCAATCTGTAATGTGTATCCCCCAGTAGCAGTCTGCGCAGCCCATGTACTAAAGGCAACTGAACCCCCGCTTGGGGTAACTGACCCAGTAACAAACCTAAGAATAGAATCATTAATAGCTGCTGTTGTATCTTTAGTCCAGCCCGTAGGAGCCGCTGTTTGCTGAAACCCGATACGTGTTCCTGAAGCAAAAGCTGGTGCATTAGCAGTTGAAGCCCATGCAGTACCGGTAGACGATAGTATATTACCCGCTGTGCCGGGAGCTACGGCACTTACAACCCCTGCAGTTCCTACTAATGCTCCTGTAAGGGCTGTGGCTAGGGTTGTAGTCCCCAATGCTGTTAAGTTGTTACCTGCGATAAAGTTGCCTGTAGTAGCAGCGTTACCATTTATTACCCCACCAGCTGCAAACCCTGTCTGCACAAAGAAGTCTAGCCCATCACAATACACTGTGTATTTACCAAAAGGAACCGTAGCTCCAGCCCCAGCGGTGGTTCTCATGATTATGTTCTTGCTACCTAGCGGCTCGTCAGTAAAGTTATCAATGATGTAGGTTTTTGCTACGGCAGGGGCTGTTACATAACAGTCAGTAGAACGAAGTCCTGTAAACTTTAGCACTGCTGTTCTAGCTTCATCGGTAGTACCCGCATTAGCAGTCAATATATAATTACCAGAACCGGTGATAGATATTGTAGTTACAGCAGTTATAGAATCAACTAGTAGTGAGCATATGTTCTTATTGGTTGTATCACCCCAAGACCCTGATTGCTCACCGTTGGCTATGTTCTCAAGTCGTAGGTTATTTGCGTAAGTTGATGGCATATAGATCCACTAAGGTAAACCATGTAACAATAACTTCTCTGTCTTCTACCGCAGGTGTTGTGTAGTGCCTGTGTGTACCATAAGGAGGAAACACAACAACTTTACCTGCTTCAGTCTTTATACTTTTATTCTGGTTAGGAAAAACTAATTCTCCCCCAGTGTTAGTAGTTAAATGCAGTACTACTGACGCATAGCGTATGGTAGATCTACCAGTACTAAGTAGTGTGTTCTTATCTACTATACCATCAGTATGCGTCTTACATACTTGCCCTACACCATACTTGTGATACTCATATCCATTATCACCAGACCCAAACGAGGTTTCATATATACCGCTAATCTCTTCCTGAATACCTAACATAATACTGTTTATCTTAGCATCTACTTCTTCTAACCCCGGTGTGCCGGTTATCATTAGCGAGGTGCCTTCCCTATTTCCGCTGTAAGTATCAGCATTAGAGTTAGTACCGTACTGAGCAACCGCCTCTCTTATAAACGCAACGTCTGCTTCAGCAGCATATCTTGGAAACTCAAGAATCATGCATCTTTTGTTGCTATGATTGAGTCGTAGTATTTAATACTCTGAGAAAGCGTGTGCGTGTGCCCCTCTCCTCCCCCCGCTGATGTTGTTGGAGATGTATAACTTGTATTTCCAACTAGCCCTTGATTACCCCCCTGCAGTCCCGCTACGGGATTATCTGCCCCCCTCTGGTGGGTATGTGATGGCATTTGGGCTACAGATAAAGCAGTGCTTCCCGTAGCAGTCTGCGCAGCCCATGTACTAACCCCCACAGATCCGCCAGAACCCCCACCAGTCCCAGTAACAAACCTAAGAATAGAATCATTGATGGCAGCAGTCGTGTCCTTAGTCCAGCCCGTAGGAGCTGCTGCTTGGGGAAATATAAGTTTTGTCCCCGCTGCAAACGGAGGAGGGTTTGCCGATGAAGCCCACGCAGTGCCATTAGAAGTTAGTACGTTACCAGAAGTACCCGGTGCTACCGTACCTACTACCCCAGAAGCTGCGGATAACACTCCAGTGAGGGTTGAAGCTAGTGTTGTGACCCCTGTAACCCCTAAGGTCCCTGTAACTGTTTCATTACCTACAACTGCTAGATTGCCTGTGATTGTCCCACCTGCAGACAGGTTTGTTGATATAAACGAATCAATACCGTCGCTGTACACGTTGTATATACCAAAAGGAACTGTGGCAGCTACAGCACCTGCATCGGTGCGTATAATTAGGTTTTGTTTAGCTAATGCGAGGTTGGTATTGTTATCAACAATATAAGTTTTACCTACTGGGGGGATGTATATAGTACAAGCAGCAGAGATGTCGCCGGTAAACTTTAGAACTGCATTCCTAGACTCGTCCGCCACCCCATTAAATGCGGTAAGTGTATATGTAGTTAATCCTGTAATGCTTACGGTATTTAACCCTGCAACAGCATCAACTAATAACCCGCATATGTTCTTGTTGGTCGTATCACCCCAACTTCCAGATTGCTCGCCGTTGGCTATGTTTTCAAGTCGTAGGTTATTTGCGTAAGTTGATGGCATGATGGGCCCAAGTATGTTCGTGTATTATATATGAATTTTATTCTTTGGGCGTAGTAAATATTATCGACGTGACTGAGGGGATTGTCCTATTACCCGATTCTACAAAGGTCATAGAGGGCTCCAGTATATCCTCCTCCTTTACCCCGGTTCTTAGCGCATGGATGCAGTAAGCCAGACTATCATCCTCTAATGCTTCTATGAAGTGTAACTTATTTTTAACTACATATACTATCTGCGGGGATACAAATGTCTTTTCCCTACCCTCAACAGTTATCCTGAATGACCCCCTTGCTAGCAAAGTTATGTGGTCATATGTGTGCATATGTGGCTTATTTGTGTCTCCCTTATGCTCAAAATGCATTTGCCGTGTCCATAAGTTCGATACGCATGCTATTTTATCCTTCACCATAGTTGCCCCCCTTATATAGTTGACACAGGAATAATATCTTTTAGCGCTGCAAACACATTGACAAACACAGTGCCATCTTCCAGTGCTTCTATTTCATGCCATTCATCAGCAACTAGGTTCACGGGTTGCGTGTTCTTAGTCATCACTATTTCTTTGCCTTCCTTACGGACTACTATAGAACCTGCGTGGCATACAGACGCATGGCTGAATGTATGGTCATGTTTAGGCAGTCCTTCACCCGTATTGACATGGTATATATTCAACTGCGCCCCATCATATGTAAGACTGTGTGCTGGAGCTACAGACATAACCATCAGAATTCCTGCGTCCCAGTAGAGGTCACATTACCTATAGGCTGTCTATGGGCCTGCATATCCTGTTCCTGCAGTAGGTCTACCGCCTCTTGCGCTGCATGCGCCCCATCCCATAGATTCTGGCAGTCTACCGCCCATACAGGCAGCTCTGTGATACGCTGATTAGCAGGTTTATGTCCACCAAAGCTAACCTCATTAAACTCTACCCACCCACCATTCGCATGGTCCCACTGTAGGGCCGATACCCCCGCCGGTACGTGGTTATCTATGGTAGGTATTACATAGGCCATACCATCTACATATACTGCGCTATCCGCAGCCACTATAGTAAGTCTCATATTTATCCCATACCTAGTTTTTAGAGGCCATAATTATATCCACATACAGTACCGCTAGATCAAGCGTTGAGTTCATTGATCCACCACTTGCATGCGTATGCGACTGCCCACCCCCAATAGGAGCAGTACTACCTGATGGAGATCCACTGCCCATCCCCGTGTAATACCCCCCATTAGTGTTGCTATTTTTATACGTCACAGAAGCTGCCGCCACAAAGTGAGTATGCAGTGGGATCTGCGTTTGATCTAATGTGGTGCTTCCTGCCACTATTGATGTCGCCATTGTTTGCGCAGTAAGCGCCGTACTAAATGCAGTGGTACCCCCCGATCCGGCGGTGCCTGATACCACCCGCAGTGTCTTATTATCATGCGCCGTTAGTTTTGTCCACCCCGTCGGGGCTGATGTTTGCTGGAATAACATAATAGTACCGGATGCAATGGGCACTTGCGTGGGTACGGGACAGGGCAGTATGTTTATGTATGTCCCTGTATTTACTCTATTTCTATATAGCATAATATTTAGTTTTTCTGCGCAAGTATTATATCTACATACTGCACCGACAATTGTAGCG